ACAGACTATGAGACCATTACTGGAGTTGGAACGGTCACGTCTGGCACTCTATCCACAGGCGCGGTGGTTGCTGATGTAACAATGACGCTAGGCTCAGATGCTGATGGAGATATGTATTATCGTGCATCGAATGTATTGACAAGATTAGGGAAGGGTTCTGCATCAGAGGTTCTGAAAATGAACTCTGGAGCGACTGCTCCGGAATGGGGTTCAGGTGGTGGAAAGATATTACAAGTGCAGCATATGACATACAGCACCAACACCGAAAATAATACCGATACCTACGCGGCTACGGGATTAACGGATACGATAACTTGCGCGGCTACTTCTAGTAAAGTGCTTATTATGGGCACGATACACGGAGCGTATAAAACTGGCAATCAACAGCACATGTATAGAATAACTAGAGGCGGCTCGAGTATTATACAATTCGTAGATATGTACTTGTTGACGAATGACACAACCGCACAGGTAGGTGCGCCATCTTGGCATTATGTAGATAGCCCAAGCAGTACCAGCGAGCTAACTTATGCGATACAGTTTGCATCATATAGCGACGGCGCAACAGTTAGAGTACAGCAAGATGGCAGTGCTGCAGCTTACAGTATGCTAGTACTTATGGAAATAGGAGCATAATATGTTACCAGTAACAGTAGGAGATATTATCTATTGGAAATATGAAGGGCAAGCTAAATATATATATCAGGGCGATGGAGTGCAAATCAAAAAGCATACTAACGGCGATGATGAGTGTAGCGGCTTAACTTGGCTAGATGATAACATCAACAAACCCACTAAAGCCCAGATAGATAGCTGGCGTGCTGATGCTGAGGAGGCTTACAAGTGGGATGATGTTAGAGCCGAGCGTGATGCTATGTTGAGAGATAGCGACAAGGTCATGCTGTCGGATTATCCTATTCATGAAGTGGGCAGAACTGATTGGGAAGTATATAGACAGGCACTCAGGGACTTACCACAGACATACTCAAGCTCAAGCAGCTCAGTAATTTACCCAGAGCCACCAGCTTGAAGCGGTGACGACTCTCGGGACTTATGACCTCTTATCAGGTATGGCTCAAGAATACTTCTGGCGTTCGGGTTGCGGTATTCGATGAGTGGCAGAGCCTCAGCTATACGAAGACACTCAACGCCATTGGTGAGGCAGTCCTCTCCATCAATGGTGATGACACTCGCAAGTCCCTTTTTACTTTAGACTCACAACTAGAAATATACAGGCGTGATACCGCTGGCGGTTCTGCTGTGTCGTCTTGGTATCTGGATTGGGCAGGTCTGGTGAGATACCAGCAGAGGACAGTGGATTCATCGGGTCTCCTGATGATGTCTGTCAGGGCGAAGGACTACAAAGAACTTCTGACACGCCGACTGGTAGTACCTGCTGCTGGTAGTGACTTCACCACTCAGAATGCGGTGGCAGGTGATACGGCTGCGGTGTACTTCGTTAAGCAGAACATTGGTGACGATGCCAGCAGTCGTCAGATAACTAATTTTACCGGACTGACTGCTGCTGGAACCGCCTCAAACATTTCCTATCAATCCAGATATGACAACCTCTACACGGTACTCAGGAATTTGGTCAGCGCTGCTACTGCAGCAGGTACAGGGTTCGATTTCGATGTGGTTGGTACAGGTGCCGTGACATGGCAGTTCCGCACCTATGTTCCTATCCTCGGTACTGATAGGTCAGCTACTATGACCTTCTCTCTGGAGTTCGGCAACCTGACGACACCACTGTACTCCGATGACCGAATGAGCGAGGGGACGGTGGCGTATGTTCTGGGTCGTGGCGAGGGGAGTTCTCGTACCGTTACCACAGTCACCGCTACCGCTGCCGAAGATGACAGTCCATTCAATCGGCGCGAGATTAAGGCATCCTCTCAATCGAGCAGCACTACCGAGGCAACCAGTGTGGGCGAGACGCTGCTTAACAAGCAGCGTAAGGTGCAGTTGCTGACGTTTCAGCCTGTGCAGACAGCAGGCACTCGGTACGGAAGCGAGTGGACACTCGGGGACAAGGTGACTGCCAATTTCGATGGTGTCGAGTTCGTGGTACAGGTGACCAGCGTAAACATTACATCCTCAGCCTCCGGTGATGAGGTCATCAAGGTAGGACTGCGGAACTTCACATGAGCCATCTGTTTCCCAGCGAACTTGTCACGGTACTGACTGCCATCATTGAGCGGTTAGAAATTACCGAGGCATCTCTCGATGACACGCAGGACAGGAATGACGGCTTGCGGTACTATCGTGCCGACAAGGATGCTGACTTGGACTTCGACCCGTTGACATCTGCGACATGGGAGTCGGCTAGTCCTGCAGCCACTGGAACAATTGACTGGAATGATTTGTTCTCTGTTCCTGACCGAGCCAGAGCAATCCACATCTGGTCAAGTGGCACGATTAACTTCAAGGCTCTCTCTACTACTACCAACGATTCACTGACAGGTTCCGGTACTATCATGGGCATAGTTCCGGTGGCTAACGCTGGAACCACGTACTGGAGCGGTGCAACTGGAACAGTGACGGTCAGGGTAGTGGGCTGGTGGGCATAGATACAATCCCTAGAGATATGAGATAATAGGATAGACGTAATGGGGGCATTATGGCATCTATAAAAACAACCGCGTCCCTTGAAAAGTTAGCAGTTCACTATGAGGTTCTCAACGATGACCTGACACGGTTGACAAATGAGTACGCTCGGTTGAAAGAGGAACTACTTGCTCTCAGGGTATGCTTTACCGCACAGGCGCAAGACCTTCGATGGATTAAGTTATTACTACTTCCGACTTTCTTGGCATCAATCGGGAGTCTAGTACAAGGCATTATCCGCTAGATGCGTGTCATCATATCAGAAGTATCGAGGCGAGACTGTCCGTCTCTCGCCCTGTTCCCCATAGGTGATGTTCATATTGGTTCCAAAGCCTGTGATGAGGATGCTCTCAAGGAGGTCATCGGGCATATCAAAGCCATGCCGAACGCTCGATGGATTGGCATGGGGGACTACTGTGATTTCATTAACCAGCGTGACCCCAGACATGACTCCTCTGTTCTTGCGGATTGGGTCAGCATGTCTGACCTGAGTGACCTCGCCGGCGCACAGAAACAGTATTTCCTCGACCTTGTGAGACCGATAGCAGACAAGTGTGTTGGTCTGTTGCAGGGGAACCATGAAGCCAGCATAATCAAGCATACTGAACGCGACATCTATTCCGAAATCGTGACTGAAGTCAAGACCGCTGGAGGGCATGACCCTGAAAAGCAACTAGGGCTGGGGTACTATGGTTGGGTTCTCTTGAAATTCAGAGACCACAAGAGGAAGAGTCAGGACTGGAGTTGGACGTGTCGGCTCAATTGTCATCACGGTTTTACAGGTGGCAGATTGGCAGGAGCGAAGGCTCTCAATGCTCAACGATGGGCATGGACTCATCCTAGCGCGAATGTCGTCCTGATGGGTCACTCCCACAATACATCTGTACAGGTGGAGCAGGTTGAACACGTTACTCCACATGGTAAGGTTCATACCCATAACATTACAGTAGCATACTGCGGTTCCTATCTTCGTTCTACCACTCCCGATGCTACAACGTACAGTGAGAGAATGGGTATGTTACCGATGCCAGTCAGCAGGATTGTGGTACATATTAACCCGAATTGGGCGCAACCGAATCAAGACTCATCCATCAGAGTCGAAACCATTCCAACCAAATAAAACGCCATAATAGAAAAGACCTCGAACCAAATGGTCAAGGTCTCTTCCTTCTTGCGATGGGCAAAAGGATTATAGCATAAAAGTGCCGAGAGTCGTCAGTGGCTGGAAGTTATTCAGAGTGCGAAAAGATGGTTCCCTCGGGAGCCTGTTCATAAATCGCAGGGCTAGGATACCACTGGACTGCTGGGTTCCAGCAGAGTCGCATCCGACCAAAGGTTATAAACATCGTCCATACTGGCACTGTCTTGCAGAACCACATGCTCCACACCTAACAGAGAAGGGTCGTCAGTGGTTTCAGGTTGCTCTTAAGGATGTGATTGTTATGCAACGACCCGAGGCGCAGGGCGGTGTCTGGTATCTGGCTAAGAGCCTCAGAGTATTTTCTCCTGTTTATACCTTGACAAAAGATTGACCTCCGTGATAGACTCACAATCGTATTCTCCCAATACAAAAGGGGGGAACACAGATGTACTTTTCTCTTTGTTAGAAGTAATGGTATGTCTATTGTTCTCCCCGACTTGGGGGGTCTGGAGGTAGTAGATGGTCGATGTAAAAAAAGAGCAGGGCTTTCATTCCGTGTCTTGTAGACTTTCTAGTGGAGAGTATGAGGCACTCAACAGATTGAGAGAGCGAGAGGGTGGATTAAGTAGGTCGGCGATGATACGCCGGCTCATCAGGATTGAAGCAAAGTCTAGAGGATTGTGGGATGTTGATGACCGAGCAGCTAATGTTGTGAACGCTAAGGCTGCACTCTTCGGTTGATATGACCTACACTATTATTTCAAGACATAGGTACGCATTGCTGGCAGGATTGACAGTGCGTACCTTGTTGTCTTAAAGGAGGTAGTATGCAAAAGCAACGGGGTCGTCCAAGGGTAAGCCCAGAGGGTCTGGCTCCCAACGGATTGACACAAGCGCAATGGCGATGGGTAAAGCAGTTCGCCCTCTTGTCGTCCCCCGAGACAAGTGCAAGCGCGGTATTGCGGAAAGTAGTAGACGATTTTATCCATGCACAGACTCATAGTCGCATGGAAATAAACTGAACAGGAGACTAAAATGTTTAACAATCTGGACAAGTTAGTTAATGCAGCACCGAGTGATGAGTTTGTGAACTCTAATTTCGGGAAACTTACTGTCAATCCACAGGTATTGACGTGGGAAGACAGGGTTCCATCTAGGCGACCCCTGAAGGATGACGAGGATACGCTGCCCTCGGGAGCAACTCTGGAGATGTCGTTGGCTGTAGAGGTCAGTGAATTGAATGATAATTTGCAATGGGACTACGAGCGCAATGTTGCGGTACGAAATTCTGGTGCTTCACGGCTTACTGATTGGGGCGAGATTGTATTGCCCTCTCTTATTAAGACGTTCGGCAATGATTGGGTCAAGGCGGTTGCTAAAGCTCCCTATGTGGAGTGTCATGACATGCCGAACATCCAAGGCAAGAAGACGAAGGCTGGTAAGATTTTTGGGGTGCCGAAATTCGTCAAGGTGTTCAAGTCGAGAGCTGCCTGTGTTGCAGCCAGAGATGAGCGGTTCGGTGGTAGTAATGGCGTTGGTATCCCTGATAGCGTGGTTGCCCAAGCCAAGGGTCTTATCGACTCAGTTGGTGAGGACGTAGCGAGGGAAATGCTGGAGACCAAGCAGCCATTCGGGAACTATGAAGCAGATGCTCTCATCACTGCTGCTGGTAGTTGATAGCAACGAGAGAGCGACTGCACCTAAAGTAATTCGACAACTAGAATCGGTGTTTGGCGAGGAGCATCTTGCCTTCGCCCGTCTGCCCGAGGGGGATGTATCAGTCCCCCTCGGTACAGGGTTGTTGCTCATCGAGCGCAAGACCCCACAGGACTTCCTGCACTCCCTTGCTGATGGTCGCCTGTTCAATCAGGTGCATCGGATGACCAAGGTAGCACAATGGTCTGCTCTGATTGTTACAGGTCGTTTTACTTATACAGATGAGGATATGGTACGTGCTAGTGGCAGGCTAACTCAGTGGAAGGGTACCAGTGTGAGGGGAGCCATCCAGACTAT